CACCAGATGGAGGTAACCATGCGCGTCTATTACCCCGGCCCGGATCCGGAGACATACCACCCGCGGCTGAAGCAGTTGACCCGGGACAAAGTGTTCGAGTTGCCCGACCAGGAGGCCCGGCTCTTCATCGACGGCGGCCTGCTGCGCGAGGCGGCGCCGGACAAACCCGCAACCCGAAACCCGAAACCCGCAACCCGCACCGAGGTATAAATCATGGCAAACGAAATCACCGGCCGGGAACTGATCGTCGGCCTGAAGAAAACCGCCGCCTGGCATACCCCCCTGGCATGCGGCGCCGGCAACGGCATGCTGATCTTGTCTGACGGGATCAAGGTTTCCCAGGGCATGGAGGTCGATGAGTCGGCAGGCCAGGAGTGGCCGCAGCAGGCGGACGCCGGGTTGCAGGAACTCAAAGGCAGCCTGGACATGTACGCCCGGTACCGGGGCCTGGAAACAGCCATGGCCCTGATCATGGGCACGGCCGGGGCACCTGCCCAGCAGGGAGCCACCGCCGCCTACCTGCATACCTTGCAGCTGGCCAGCAACATCACCGGCAAGTTCGCGACCCTGGCCCAGCAGAAGCTCTCCAACAAGGTGTGGGAGTACCGGAGCCTGAAGCTGCACGGCTTCAAGCTCTCGGCCCAGATGAACAAGCCGGTCAAGATCGCCCTGGAAGGGATCGCCGATGCCCTGGACCGGGCCAGCGCCGTCAACACCACCGCGACCATGGCCAACGTCACCTACCCGGACGTGGCCAACCGCATCATCATGAACGCGGATACCGTGGTCAGGGTCAACGATCAGTCCGGTGCGGCCCTGGACGACACCATGAAAGTCTATCCAAGTTCCATCGAGATCAACTTCAACCGGCCCATGGACTCCGAGCCGGTGGCGGGGCAGACCGGCGTGGACGAGCCGGCGGACAACGGTTTCCCGGTGGGCACGATCACCATGAAGTTCCCCAGGTACAACACGGCAAACGATGCCTTCTTCACCGACTGGGACAACTTCACCTCCAAGAAGATGGACATCACCTTCACCGGCAAGACCATCGAGGGGGCCTACAAATACCAGTGGCAGTTCAGTTTCACCCACCTCAAGGTGGACAACCCGGAGGCCGCGGTTTCCGGGCCGGGCAAGATTCCGTTTTCGCTGAGCTTCAAGATCCTCGGCGCGGCCGCGGCCCCGACCGGGATGGCGTTTACCGAGCCGTTCCAACTGGCGATCATCTCGACGCTGACGACGGATCCGCTGGCGTAAGGGAAATTGATGCGGTTCGCAGGCTCACCACATCTACGGACTGAGGCATAAGGCTCTAAGGCAAAAACTCCCTCTCCCCTCGCGGGAGAGGGCTGGGGTGAGGGGCGACATGGGATGGCAACCGATTGAAACAGCACCAGCGGAAACGGTGGTCGATTTATTTGTTGAGTGGCCGGAGAACCGGGCCGGTTTCCGAGGGTTTCGATATACGGATTGTTATTTCCACAATGGGAAGTGGATCTCAAAACACGGTGATGGCGCCAAAGAAATAAAGCACGTCACACACTGGAGGCCCATACCGGACCCGCCTCCTAAAACGCGGCAGGGGTGAGGATGAACATGGACACACCGAAACCGGCACTACATCTAGCCGACCTGATCGACACCCGGCTGGAGCAGCCGCCGATCTGGGTGGCCTACCCGGGCAGCAAGACCTTTCAGGTCCGGGTCCGGCCCCTGGGCAACCGGCAGCAGGAATTTATCGAGGCGGCCCAGCGTATCGAATGGGACACGGCGCACATGGTCAAGCGCACCGTGCTCGACGGCGAGCAGTACCTGAAACTGTTCTGCGCCTGGGTCATCGAGGGGTGGCGGGGGCTGACCGGCCATGATCTGGCCCAGCTGGTGCTGCTGGAGGCGCCGAAGAAGGCGCGCCTGGTGCCGGACATCGGCTGCGACGAGGCGGCAAAGCTGCTTTTAATGCGCCATTCACCGGCCTTTAACAACTGGATTAATCAGGTCACCCGGGACATCGAGCGCTTCAACCAGGAGCGGGAGGCGGACACAAAAAAAAAGTCCTCGGGGCCGTCCGGTTCTGGCTCGACTACCCCGGCATAAACTGCAAGCAATGCGGCGAGAACCTGCACAATGACGCCATCGAGCCCGAATGCGACACCTGCCCGGTCCGGACCTGGGATCACCAGACCCTTCAGCTGCTGTCGCTCTATAACCTGGCCGTGCCCGGGGGCGAGCTGGAACATTCCTGGCTGGCTCAGGCCCTGGATGATTTGGATATTCCCGCGCACCGCCGCCCCCTGTATCGCCGGATGGTCCTGGCCATCCACAGCGAGGTAAAAGAGCATGGCCGAAGGCAGCAACCCGCGAGTAGCGATTGAACTCTGGGTCGATGACCAGGGGACGATGCACGTCCGCGAGTTCAAAGACCAGTTCAATCAAAACCTGGACGAGGTCGAGCAGAAGAGCCGCTCGGTCACCGACCGGATCAAGGCCGGGTGGGGATCGGTCAAGGCGGCCTGGGTCGAGATCACTGCCGGCATCCTCGCCATGCGCGAGGCCTGGAACCTGATGAACATGTCGGCCAAGGCCGATCAGGAGCGGGCCGCCTTTGAGAGCCTGGCGCAGAGCTACGGCCGGGGCGCTGACGAGATCATCGCGGCCCTGAAACGGGCGTCCGGCGAGACCATCGCCACCATGGACCTGATCCGGGCGTCGGGCACGGCAATGATGATGGGCATCGATCCGGACACGGTTGTCAAGCTGATGGAGGTCGCCAGGGCCACGGCCAAGATGACCGGCCAGGATGTGTCCAAGGCGTTCGATGATATTTCCCTGGCCGTCGGCCGGCAGAGCCGGATGATCCTCGACAACCTGGGCATCATCGTGGACGTGGAAAAGGCCAACGATGACTATGCCAAATCGCTGGGTAAGACGGCCGCCGACCTGTCCGACGCCGAGCGCAAGCAGGCATTTTTGAACGCCACCCTCAAGGGCGGCCAGGATCTGATGGCCAAGCTGGGGGATCAGGCCGACACCAATGCCGACCGGCTGCAGCGATGGTCGGCGACCGTCGAGGACCTGAAGGTCAAGATCGGCGACGGGCTGAACAGGGCGATGATGGGCTTGGTCGGGGTCCTGTACACCGTCGAGGCCGGACTGATGTCATTGGTCCAGGGGGCATCGAAGGTCGGTGAGGGTATCGGCTGGATCACCGACAAGCTGCGGATCACCAGCGGCGCGGCCCAGATGTGGAAGCTCAACGCGGACGCGGCCAGCGAGGCGGGCGTGGATTTTGCCGGCAAGGCGGTCAAGATGTTTGAGGACATGACCGCAAGCAGCGGCAAGGCGACTGAGGCGTCAGCGCAGCAGCTGGAGGCCATCCGCAAGCAAAACCAGGCTACCGAGCAGCTTGCAGCGGCAGAGAAGAAACTCACCGACCAGCGGGGCAAGCTCATCGAGGACGCCAAGAAGCAGGCCCAGGAACAGGCGGCGGCCACGGATGAGATGTATCGAGAGGCCGGCCTTGGCGCGGACCAATATTTCCGGCAAGAGGCGGACGCCCTGGTCAAGAAGGCGTCGAAATGGCAGGCCGCAGGGGCGGATACCCTGCAAACCGAGGAGTGGCTCTATAACGAGCTGGCCAGGCTCAGCGAGGAGGCATGGGGCAAGGGCGAGGAAATGGCCGGGGTGTATTTGGACAACATGCAGGCGCAGACCACCAGCCTGGTGGACTCGTTCAACACGGCCCAGCAAACCATGAATGAAAAGCTCACCGAGATATCCGGCCAAGCCGAGCAACTCGACGGCACCGAGATCGGGCTGATCGCCACCTTCGACGGCAGCGCGGTGATGCAGGGGCTCGATCAGCTGGTGGCCAAGTTCAACGCGCTTCGGGCGGCGGCAGAAGGTGCCCCGGCCGCCCAGCAATCAGCGGCGCCGGCCGCGCCTGGTGACAGCGGCGCCGGTGCATCTCAAACCAGAACGGTCACCAATTCCACGGTGATCAATGTCAACCAGCAGATCAGCCGCGGCGACATCATTGCCATTGCCGCCGAGGCACGGCGCAGGGAGGCGCGGAGCTGATGGCTGCGCCGAAGTTCGTTTTAGGCGGCAACACCCTCCAGTTCTCGCGCGGCATCCGCTTCCCGGTGGAGAAGCCCCACGAGAAGATCCAGGTCGTCGACCGCACCGCCGCCGGCACGTTGCAGATCGAGGAGCTGGGCATTGATATCCACACCCGCCGGCTGATCTTCAAAAACCTGCCGCAGGCCGACTACGACGCCCTTGTTTCCTGGTACGACACCATTGCCGACGGGGTGTTCAATACGTTCACCTACCACGACGAGGACGGCAACACCATGACCGTCCGGATACTCACCAACCCGCTGAACTTCGCGGAGACCTCGCACCAGCGGTTTGCCGGTGAGCTGCTCCTGGAGGT